TGACCGAGTTGGCCATCGTGTGCTGCGCGTCGAGGATCTTCTCGCGCATCTTGTCGTCGCCGTTGCTGGTGTGGCGGGTGCCCCAGCGGACCAGCGCGTCCCGGACGGCGAACCGCTCCGTGTTGCCGCAGATCGGGCGCCACGGGCTGACCATGACCTCGAACTTGCCGGAGCCGTCGTGGCTGTTCAGGGCGATCACGAACGGCAGGATCTCGTCGTTCACGCCGTTCGGGTCGATGCGGATCTCCTGCGGCAGGCGCATCGAGACGAAGGTCTTGGCGCCGTTGCGCAGCGGGCCGGCCGACTCCCAGATGACGCCGGTCCGGGCGACCAGCTTCTCCAGGAACTCGAAGCTGTCGCGGTTCTGCGCCGGCTCGTACATGTTGCCGACGGTGCCGAGCGCCTTTCCGGTGTCCATCCGGTACGTGGTGAACTGGCCGTCGAGGGTCTCCTCGACGCCGGTGACCGGGTTGCGATAGAGGTACGGCCGCTTCTCGACCTGGTAGTTCAGGCCGCCCAGCTCCATGACCGTGTCGATGTCGCTGACGCCCTCGGGGATGACGGTGCCCAGCTCGTGCCACATCGGCGCCCGGGAGTAGACCTTCACGGTGCCGGTGCTGTCGTCGAGGCCGTGCTCCGGCAGGATCTGCCGCTGCATCACACCCTGCACGTCGATCTGACGCAGGACCAGCACCTCGCCGTCGTCCCAGGAGCTGGGGTCGGTGACCTGGAACCGGTTGTTGCCCAGGTTACGGAGCTTGCCGTCCGCGACACGGCTGTCGAACTCGCGGACCCGGTCCTCGTTGCTCTGCGCGGCCCGCTCGCCGGCGCTCTGGGCGAAAGCGATCTGGGAGAGGCGCTCGGTGCGGAAAGCCTCGTTGACGTCGGTCATTTGCGTCCCTTCGTGGTGCTTCGGTTTTCGATGTCCGCCCACAGTCTGTTCACCAGGGCGTAGATTTCTTCGTACGGCCGGTACTCCAGGGGCGGGTCGAACCGCTCCGAGACCGGCCTGGTGACCGGGTGCTTCGGGCCTTTCACGTCGCGCCTGACCGACACGACGACGCCTTCCGATCGGCCCTCATGGGCGAGTCGCGCGAGCAGGTCTTTGGCCTGCTCGCTGAAGCCGCCGATCTCTTCGACGTAGATGATCAGCGGTTCATCCCAGCGTTCCCGGCGTGACTCGTCGCCTTCCAGCGGAGTCTGCTGCCGGCGGACCATTTCGGCTGCGGCCCACTGCACACCGCGCTCACCGCGCTCGGTGCCGCCGGCCAGTTCGATGCGCCGGAACCCATCTCCGACGCTGTCTGCAGAGCTGGTGCCCTGCTGGTCGTCGCTCACAGCTTGTCTGCCGGTACGCAGCCGGTGCTGAAGGTGTAGGCGAGGTTGACGCCGATCTCCCGCTCCAAGGTCTTGCAGCGATCCTTCTCGAACCGGCTGTCCATGACGCCCATCAGCAGCATGCCGGCGAACAGCGTGAACACCGCGATCAGCACCGTGAGTGCGTCTCTGTCCATCGTTCTCCCTCCGTTGCTTATGTTGTCAGCCTATCTAATACTGTCCTACGCTGTCAAGTCAGATGTGACACCAACATCGAGAGGGCACGCCCCTCATGGATGCGTGCCCTCTATCAGGCCTGGCTGGCCAGGTTGTTCCACAGCCTCTCGGGCTTGCCCGTGTAGATCAGGCCCAGGTCGTTGTCGAACAGACCCCACGTGGATGGCGCCACGCGCCGGCCGGCGCCGATCAGATCCCGGACCGCCCGCGGCTTCACGGTCTCGATCACGAAGGCTTCGGCCTCCTGCCGGACGGTGACGTACTCCGTCGGGCCGTACTGCTTCAGCCACAGCGAGACCGCGTTGACCGAGACGCCCTGCGTGGACGCCAGGGTGCGCTGCGACGCGCCGTTCAGGTAGTGCTCGTCGGCCAGGATGCGTGCCCGGGTGACGTTCAGCCACTTGCCGTAGACCACGCGGGCCTCGTCGATGAGGCCTGCCACCGTGGCCGCACCTTCGGCGCCGGCGAACTGGGGTGCGTTCTTGATCTTCTCGCTCAAGGCGATCACGTCGTTGATGCTGATCACGGTCTCTCCCTTCGCTACGTACGATTTCGTCCCGACAGAACTCAGCGCCCGCCGACCGGCGGGCGCTGAGTGGATCGGTCCGGCTTCTACCAGGTACGTTACCTGATCATCCCGACATTGTCCAGTGTCACTTGACGGATTAGAAACTCCGGGTGTCCGCGATCATCCAGGCACCGGACTTCGTCACGATCCACACCGCCTCGTACCGGTAGGTCGCGCGCATCGCCGCCATGGTGGCGACCACCGCGCTCTCGTACCGCCCGGCGGCGGCGTCCCAGCCTGTCGCGTCCAGGCTCATCAGCGGCTCCATGGGCAGGTTGAGCCGGCCGCGGGTGTAGCCCACGTAGACGTAGAAGTGCGCCGGCCGGACCCAGCCGGCCTCGTAGTGCCTGATCAGGGTGGCGTAGAAGTCGTCGTCCCAGGCCGACATCTCGGAGAGGTTGAAGGCCTTGTAGCCCATCTGGTCCGCCTCCTGCATGGCGCAGCGCACGCAGTTACGTGGCGCCTGCCACAGGTCGTGGCGCAGGCACTCAGGGCACTGCCCGTTGACCTTCCGCGGCGGCACGGTCATCGGTACAGCACCCGGCCGAACACCCCGAGCTGGATGACCATGCTGGCTGCCGCCGGCGTCAGGTGGCTGGCATCCTGCTTGGCGTCGGCCTTCACGATCCTGGAGTGCGCATCGGCATCCAGCTCCGTCGGCCCGCTGCCCTCACAGCCGAGCGCCCGCGCCAGGCCGCGCTCGATGACCTGCCGGTTGATATGGATCCGGACCCCGCTGGCCTGCCGTACGGCCACCTCCAGGCAGGATTCGGTCTGCCAGGATCCGCAGATGGCCCAGGTGCCCAGCGAGCCCTCGGTGTCGATCAGGGCGGTCAGCAGCACGTCGCCGAGGAACATGCCGTGCAGGACGGGGTCGACCATCAGGCCCACCGGCCGTTCCCGTGCACGATGCCACGCTCCATCGGCAACTCCAGGACGACCAGCTGCGCGCCCTTGCGCAGCGGCGGCATCGAGCCGTCGCGGTTCGGCCTGGCAGCGGCGGCCAGGTCGGCCTCCTCGACCAGCTCCCTGGCTTCGTTGGGCGAGTCGGCCAGCACCACCGCGGCCTCCAGCTCGTTGAAGCTGGCGGCCCAGTCGGTTACGAGAAACAGTCGCATCGTCACTCCTCTCCCTCTTCTGCTTGCGGGCGCTGCGCGGGCCGGCGGCGGGCCGTGAGCGAAGGCTGTCTGACCTCTTTGAACGCGGCCTGTCGTTCCGTGTGCAGCCGCTGCAGGTAGTGACCGTCCTTGCCGCGGCAGCGCATCCGGATCCCTGCGCCGCACTTCGGGCAGGCGATCCGCTTGCTGTCGTCGGCGCGCAGGCCCGCTCCGGCCGACTCGCCGACGAAGCCGGTTCCGCCGGCGCGGAGCCGGCCACGTTGCCAGACCACTAGGGCTCTCCCAGGAACTCAGCCACGGTCACCTGGCTGGTGGTCGTGGTGGTCACGGTGACGATCCGCTCGACCAGCGTGTTGTCCGTTCGGAACTCGCGGACCATGTCGGCCGCCTGGTCGGCGTCCTTGCATTCGATCGGCCAGCCGAGCGAGCTGTTCAGCACCAGCCACTTCTCGGTTCGTTTGCTGCTCTCCATGACTCCTCATCTCTCCGCCATGCGACGGTGGCACGCAGCCGGCAGGCCCGGCTGCGACCATCAGCGCACGTCAGTGGTAGATCCGGTCCAGCAGCGTGGCGAACGTGTCGTTGCGCTGCCGGTCGTTGCTGAATACCCCCTGCAGGTCATCCCCGACCGCCATCGATGCGCCGGTTCCCTGCGACTCGGTGCCCATCAGCGCGCCGTCCTCGGTCGGCGCGACGCCCAGGAAGGCCAGGCCTCGCCGGTAGCGGAAGAAGAACAGCAGGCCGCTGGTCAGCATGCCTTCGTGCACCTCGGGGCACCCGAGGCAGGTCATTCCCTGTGTGAAGATCTCGGGGTGCTCGATGGTCGGCGGCGAGCCGTCCTCGACGTCCAGCGCCCAGGCTTCGCTCGGGTCCAGCATGGTCATCCCTCTCTACCGCAGGGGGCGCAACAGCGTCCGGGTGATCAGCACCAGCAGGGTCGCCGGCACGATGGGAAGCGACAGCACGGCGATCAGGGTGATCAGCGGCGCGTCGCGGTAGAACTGCCGGCCGTATGCCCGGCCGGGGGAGAACAGGGCACCCATGCGTACGGCGGCCCACATCACCCAGCGCTTCGGGAACGGGACGCCCTCCTCGCGCATAATCCGGCGGAACAGTCCGTCGGTGTCGCGCGAGGTGACCCGCTTGGCGGGGATCTCGTCGGTGATCAGCCAGTCGTGCACGACCGCGGCCCGGGTGTAGGGGCCGGTCTTGTTGAGCAGCCACACGAGCGAGTCGGGCACGCTGGCGAAGTCGGTGACGTAGCCAGCCGGCACGGTGAAGTGGTCCGTGTCGCCTTGATAGTGCAGGTCGTTGAGCAGCTTCCACGAGCGGATGTCGTGCTCGACGACCTGCAGGCTGTTGGTGAACGGCATTCGATCTCCTCAGTGCGGGTGTGGCGCCAGGATGGACGTCGGTAGATGCGTACGCTCCATCATCGTGCATCCTGGCGCCGCCTGCGATCAGTGCTGGCCGCGGGCCGCCATCAGCTCAGCGAGCCGCGAGCCGCTGACGTTTCGGCCAGCGCGAATCAAAACCACCCGGTAGTCCATGAACATCCGAGCAATCCGGTTCGCCTCGGACAGAACCTTGCGGGCCTCCCCGGCCGTGATCAGCTGCGAGTTCCCGAGCGTCCCGCACCAGCTGGTCCAGGCCGCCGTGCGGAGGATGTAGTTCACCGGCAGCCAGGTCACGGCGTGGCCGGCGGGCTCGTAGGACGACCAGACAGTCGGTCCGCTGGGCTCGCCGATGTCGGTGACCACCATCGTGTCGAGGAACTTCGGCAGCTCCACCCAGTTGCGGCGCTCATCCGGGTGCAGCAGGGCGCCGACCAGGATGCTCAGGTGGTGCTGGCCGGAGACGACCACCCCGCTGGAGTCCAGGGTGATGGTCAGCGGCGGCGCCTGCTCCTGGGCGATGGAGGTCAGGAAGTCGTCGGCGTACTGCTCGGTGATCTCGGGCAGGTCGGCGCCGATGTGGGTGTAGCGGCCCAGCGGGAAGATCTGGTCCCGGGCGACGCGCCCGACGATCGTCTCGATCGGGACGATGTCAACGCTGTAGTCCATGATCAGTCCTCCTGGTTATAGGGCGCACCCGGCCGCCGGCCGTTCTGCTCGCCCCAGCTGGCCACGGTGTTCGGGTGGGCGCGGTAGTAGGCGGCCCAATCACGGGCGTGCGGACCATCCAGGACCTCCTGGATGTGGTTGGCGTCGCTCTCCTGCACGATCGCCAGCAGCAGGATGCTGCCGGCGACCTGCAGCATCAGCATCCCCGGCTCCATGCCGTCCAGGTCAGCGATGATGTAGGCACCGGGCGCGACCCGAGTGCCACGGCCGTTCGGCCCGATGCCCTGTGTCTCCTCGTCGAGAAACGCGACCCGGACCTGCTTCTTGTGTGTGATTTCCATCGATCTCCCCTCTTGAACTGACGTCCACTGCACGCCGCCGGCCCTGGCCGGCGGCGACAGAAGCCCTCAGTGCTACGAACCGGTATCGTCCTCGACCCGCTCGGCGTTCTCGTGGGCGTCCCAACTTTGCATGCGCATCAGATCGGGATCGGCGTGGTCTGCGCTGTCGTGGTCTCCGATGCCGTACCGATCGCAGCACCGCGTCGGCGGATTGGGCGCGGTACCTGCTGCGGGCTGGCTGAGCGCTCGCCTCAGCAGGGCACCGATACCGGGCGGCGGCGGGCCGTCAATCTCCCGGGCGAGGTCCCGGAACATGTCCCGCTCTGCGCTGTCCGCCGCTTGTCGCGCCCGTACGTTGTCGATGTGCATCGGGTCGTCAGACACGGTCCGCCCCCGTTTCCTTCGGACGGATATCGCTTGCCAGCAGGTTCTTCATGGCCCAGGTGGAGGCTTCCTTCATCGCGTCCATCAGGGTCAGGCCGGCCTCGGCGGCGTGCCGCTCCACCGCCTCGGTGGCGTTCTTGGTCAACATCGCCTCGGTCAAGCTGCTCTCTCCCTTACGCGCCAGGGCGGCATATGCGCTGCCTGCGGCGATAAGGGAGTAGCGGGTACCCGACGGGGACATGCCGGCATGATCCGCTCCCGGATTCGGCGGGCTACCGGGCCTGCCCAGCGAGCACGCCGGGGCGCCCGGACACGCTTCCCCGTGCGGGAAGTCGTGGTAATCGCAGGGCACGCCGGACGGCTTCAGGGGTGCGTCCCCACACTTGACATGCTTGGCGTGGCAGGGACCGCACCGGTTCGGTTCCGTGTAGTAGTCGTCGACCTGGGCGCCGCAGTCGTAACACGGCGGGATCGAGGGGTCCGGAGAGCTTCGATTGACGTGGACCAGTGGGTGGATGTACCCGCTCTCGGAGACGCCCATGGTCACTCTCCCTCCGTGCCCGCGGGCGCCGGTTTCCCCTGATACCAGTCCGGGTCGTCGGTGCGGATAACGGTGGCCTCCGGGTAGTGCTTCAGGCACCGGTCGATGCGGGTGTCCGCGAGGTCCGGGCAGTTGATGAAGTCGCCCACGTCCAGCAGGGTGCCGTCCGTGTTGTGCACCTCGAACTGAGTCCTGTGCATCACGAGTCCTCCGGGCTTCGTCGGGAGCGGATCTGGTCCTTGTGCTCGCGGTGCCACTGCTGGCGGGCGCGCGTGGACGGCAGCAGGGGCGAGTAGTCGGTACACGAGCAGACCGCTCGTCCTTCTCCGTTGCCGTCCCCGATCAGCCGGCCGGCGAGCTGCACGCGCCCTTCCAGCGGAAGCGTGTGCCCCGAGAGGCGGTTACTGGGCATCGGGGCTCCCCGAGCCGACCGCGGCCGGCTTACAGAGCGCGCAGGGGCATTCGTCCCAGACCGGGTTGTGCGCGGTGGTGGAGTCCATGCCGATCGCGTTCCGGTCGTGCTCCTTGCCGCGCTCGCACGTGGCCATGTGGCCGGCCCAGACCAGCTGGCCGGCCACGATGACCTGACGCGAGACGAAGCAGCGACGGTCGCAGTACTGGCAGTACGAGCCCGCCATCAGGCATCGCCTCCCGCCGGCGCGCCCTCGGCGCGCACCTCGGCCGCCGCCCGGTCCAGCTCCTCCCGGGTCGGGGGCGGTTCGATCCGGTTGATGAGCACGCGCTTGTGCACCGGAGGGATCCGGTCGTACTCCTGGATGAACTCGATCAGCCGGTCGATGTCACGCATCGATCTTGCTCCGCTCCCAGGTGGGGCACCCCTGCACGGGGATGTTGATCCGGCACTCCCCACAGCGCCGATGGACGATCTTGGCCGGGTCGGTGGTGGGGTGGGCGTGCTTGTCCATCAGCTGCGGTCGGTGCAGCTCGACGGCGGCGAGCAGGTCGTCGTAGGTCACGGCTGGTCCTTTCGTGGTCAGGCGGGCGAGCACAGGTCGAGCTTGCAGCGCTCGCAGTAGGAGTGGCGCCATTTGTTGGACACCCAGGACGGGACCGGCTTGTGCCGGCCCAGGACGCGGCAGAGCAGGAAGACCTTCATCAGGCACCCACCAGGTCTCGGAAGGCCTGGCGCAGGCGCTCGGGGGTCGTCCCGCGGCTGCTCATCCGGTCTTCGTTGTGCGCCCGGTGCATGTACTCGTCGCTGAGCACCAGAGGCTCGAAGCTGAGGCTCTGCTCCATCCGGACCATGCCGTTGGCCACGTGGTAGCGATACGCGGCGGTGTAGCCCTCCGGGTTGCTGGTGTCGCCCCGGCAGTCGTCGTGCTCCGAGATGAGATCGGCGGTCAGCACCAGGCCGGGGTGCAGCTGGGCGATCTGCTCCCACTCATCCAGAATTTCGTCCTCGCCGGGGTCCTTGCCGACCCCGTACTGGCCCTCGATCAGGCCGTCCCAGTGACACCAGGCCCGGTAGGTGCCGGTGATGCGGTCGTTACCGATGCTGTCCGGGCTGATCGTGGTGAGCACCCCGTGCTCCTCGGTCCACGTGGTGAACGCCGGCAGCCAGACCCGGAACGCATGCTTGACGTACTCGTCGTGAGAGCCGAAGTCGTCGCGCAGCGGCTCTACCGGCATCCCGAACTCGCCTGCGATGGCGCGCACCTGGCCCAGCCAGTCCTTGTCGTTGGCGAAGGCGCCCCACCACGAGAACGTGCTGATCAGGATCCGACTTGCTTCTGCCTCGGTCACCGGCTCTCCGACGACGCGCAGGGTGGGCCACTTACCCAGGTGAATCATGGTTCCTCCTTGGTTTTCAGTAGCGTAGCGCCCTAGGTACTACGTGTCAAGTTGACTATGACATGCTGACCACGGCCGTACGCCGCGGGCGACGGGCCGCACGAGGCGGCCCGCACCCTCATCCGTACGGGGTCAGAGTTCCTGGATGGTGACCTTGAACTGCTGCCCGCTCGAAAGCGTGAGCAGCGTGCAGCGCGCCATCTCGGCGTGCCCCGGCGTCCAGTTGTCCGGGTCGTCCTGCAGCTCGCCGATTTCCTCGATGGACCTGAGGTCCAGGTCGTGGTCGGTGACGAACCGGATGACGTTGTCGTTGCTGACCGCGTCGAGGACCCACTGGGACATCTCTTCGACGGTCGCGGTGGCGTGCCCGCCACGCTTGTTGGAGGGGAAGTACGGGGCGTTCTGCTGGGTCATGATTCCTCCTGCTAGTGGATCAGTTGTTGCCAGCCGAAGAACTCTCCGGTCAGGCCTTGGTCGACGCGTTTGCGCATGTAGCGGGCCAGTGCCATCGCCATGTCCGGTTCGACGTGGCCGAAGGTCAGTGCCTGGTGGATCTCCATGACGGTGCGCATCCGGTTCGGCAGCCACCCGAGTACGACGAACGGGTCGTCGCGCGGGTCCGCCAGGTCCAGATTGAAGAACTCGGCGATGCTGCGTGCTGTCTCGTGGGTGATGGTCCGCTCGTTCTGATTGGCGATTCGCGCCTCGGCGACGAGTCGCTGCAGTCGGGTCACGTGGGGTTGCTCCTCTGCTCGCGGTGGTCCTGGTCTGGCGACCACCGCGCCGGCCGGGGAGCCCGGCCGGCACAGAAGACGTCAGTCGGTGTAGGCCGGTCGTGTCGGGGCGAGGATGCGCACAGCCCCGCCGTGGGCCTGGAAGTGGTCGCTGACCAGGCCAATAAATGCCTCGTCCTGGCAGGCCAACTCGGTCTCGTGCTGCACGTTCGCCTTGACGTTCGTCTCGCTCTTGTTGCTGAGCTGGCGAGCCTTGACCCATGCGTCCAGGTCAACCTCGACCTCGACCAGGATCCGGTACTTCACCTTGCCGTAGCCAGCCATCAGCGCTGCGACCCCTTCGCGCAGAAGTCGGTGACCAGGTTCCGGCAGATATCCCACGCGATGTTGTTGAGCAGCTCGAAGGGCATGCTGGCGCCCAGGCCGTAGTAGTCCTTGGCGTGGCCCGTCTGCCAGGCCCGCAGCTCCGTGAATGCCTGCCAGACGTCGTCCGATGCGGCCGACTCGACGAAGTGGAACAGGAACTCCTGGCCTCCCCAGCCGGTCGCCGGCAGCTTGTTCTTGTCGTCCAGGTATCCGAGCAGGGTCATCTTGGCGTCCACGAGGAACAGGCCCGCAGGGCTGCTCGGGTCGGTCGGCGCGACCAGCCCGCCGCTCCGGCTCCTGTGCCGGGTTGCGATCTCGGCCAGGTCTTTGGGTTCCAGCCACAGCATCCTGCCGTAGGCGTCCCGGATTTCGGCGTCCATCTTTCTCCCATCGGTATCCGTCATGCGACGGTGGCGACGGCCCGGCCGGAGCCGGGCCGCACCATCAGCGCAGGGGGATGAAGTGCCCGTAGAACTCGGAGCCCGTCCACTGGACGCTCCCTGCGTTCATCTGCTCTGCGAGCAGCCGGGCGTTCTCCTCGGTCGGCTCGCCCACCAGGCCGCGGTATCGCGTCTCGGCGAAGGTCTGCGAGCCGTCCAGGTCGTGCAGGTCTTCGGCGACCTCGTAGTCCTCCATGACCTCGACCACGCGAGGCTGGTCAGCCCCGGCGCTCGGGGGCACCAGCGCGACGTAGAAGGTGGCCGTGAAGACCGCCCAGTCGCCGATGCGCCGGCGCATCACCCAGCGCCGACTGAACGCCTCGCTGACCTGTGCGTCGCCGCCCACGTCGCCGGCCTTCTGCACGCCGAGCGGGGCCATCTCCATCCACTGCTCGGGCAGCGAGTCCGCGTGATGGGTGTGCACGTTGATGTGCTCGCCGGGGTCTTGGTTGTGAAAGTAGCCGGGCCGGTCGTGCGCCGGGCGAACCTTGGCCTCGTCGATCATGCGCATCGCTGCGTCGAGCGGGTTGTCGTCCTCCGTGACCCCGTAGATCACGGTCACGGACGGGTCGGTGATGGCGACCTTGTTCATTCGCCCGCCTCGATGTCCAGGCGCCAGCGCGACCCGCTCTGGCCGAACAGATGCCCGTTGTCGGCCGCTTCGGCGATCAGGTACTCCACCTCGAACAGCTCCTCGCAGCTGTGCGCCGGCGCCGTAGCTCCGTCGAACAGCACCCTTCCGTCCCGGTCCAGGACCAGGGCGGTGTCAGCCAGGAGCCCCTCGTTGCCCTGCTCCGTGACCTCGGTCATGTCGAAGAGCAGCTCGGTGGCCGTCGCATGGATCTCGCGGACCCGGGCCGCCGCGTCGGCTGCCAGGAATCGAGCCAGGGCCAGGTTGGCGCCGCGCTGGCCGGCCATCAGAAGCCGGAGCACCTCCTGCCGCTCGGCCGCCGGCCGGGCCATGAATCCTTCGTTAGTGATGTCGGGCATCGCTCCTCCTGTGTTTTCTCCGCCGTGCGGCGGTGGCAACGCCCGGCCGGGGCCGGGCGCCACCATCAGCGCACGATCAGTACTTGACCTTGACCTTGACGACGTTGGCCACGTTCACCTCGTCGCACACCACCCCGTCCAGCTTCAGGCCGGCGGCGGCCAGCTCGCTGGCCAGTGAGCGGGCGTCGTGGATGTCCAGGGCCTCGATGGTGCGGGTCTCGCGGCCCTGTGCACCATCGGCGCGGCGGGTCGAGCGGCCCTTGAAGCTCACGGCGTAGACGTTCATGGTGGATCTCCTTCGTTTAAGGGGTTTTCCCTCCGCCGCACGGCGGTGGCGCGCCGCCGGTCGTAACCGGCGGCCACCATCTCCCTTGCGGTGAACTCAAGGTAGCAGTTGACACTGACTGCGTCAAGCCGTACTTGACGTGCGGGTCAGTAGCACGTGGCCAACCAGAAGGCTGGCCGGTGCGTCGTCAGGCCGCGGCCGGCGGCGGCGGGTTGTCCGTCGGCCGGCCAGAGGTGCCCGGGAGCAGCTTGCGGGTCCGGCGGTGCTTGCCGTTGTAGCGGTCCGGGGCGCCCGGCCCGGCCGGCTTGCCAGCGATGAGGCTGGCCACGACCGAACCGATCGTCTTGGTCTGCTTCGGGGTGCTCATAGGGGGTCTCACTCTCGCTCGTAGGTTCCGCCGTGTGGCGGTGGCGTGCGGCCGGGGAGCCCGGCCGCCACCATCAGCACACGTCTGCGTACAGGTCCGCGATGTAGACGTCGTCCCAGCGGAAGGTGATCTCGTTGGACGTCGGCCCGCCGTCGTCGTCCACCTCGTACGCCGTGACCGTACGGTCCTCGGCGATGTCGGTGATCTGGACGAAGTGGTACTTCCGGATCATGTCTTCCCGGTTGTAGATGTCGAGACGGTACAGCTCGCCGGCCTCGATCAGGGGCAGGACGAGCAGCTCGTACACCGAGTCGTAATACTCCCAGCCCTTGGCGTTGGTGACTTTCGAGGTGCCGTTGTACTGCGGGCCGCGGGAGACGGACTGCAGTGTGCTCTTCTCGCCACGGAACGATGTGATCTCGTCGCCCTTGCTGACCGGCTGGCCGGTCCTGGTGTCGATGACGATGTGCGGGCGGCGCTGGCTGGTCAACAGCCACAGGCCGGGCCGGGTGTCGATGTCGTTCATGTTGCTCCGTTCGTTTGGGGTTCCGCCGAGCGGCGGTGGCGTCGGCCCGGACGTGCCGGGCCGCACCATCGGTGCTCGGTCAGGGCAGCGAATCGGCGGTGGCGTCCTGGTCGACGGACTCGAAGGCGTCGGTGGTTTCGTCGGTGAAGGGCTCGAACCCGGCTCGCAGCAAGCTGTCTCGCAATGCCGCGATGGCCGCCTCTGCCGACTCTGCCTCGACGAGGTGCACGACGCTGTGCTGCACGTTGTAGATCATTTGTTCCTCCTTGTTGTTTTCCCTGCTGAGACACACCGTAGTGCACCTCAACCCCAGTGTCAAGTAGACCGTGACACTAGGTCCGTCGTGCGACGGTGGGACCGCCCAGCCCCCTCGCTGGGCGGTCCCGTCAGCGCACGTCAGCCCTGCAGCTGCCCTTCCTGCATCCGCAGGCGATAGTGCTCGTTCGCCAGTTCTCGCGCATCCACCTCGCGCAGTGCCTGGCCGATGTAGTCGCCGACGAACCGGGCGACCCAGGCGTCACCCCGGTTCAGTCCCTCCGCCTGCTGAGTCTCGCCTACGGCCTCGCCGCGAACCGTGTAGTTCGGGTCGCCGCTGGTGTCGTAGTTGTCCGCCTCAGCAGCCACCTCGGCGGCCAGGTCGGGGAACCACACCCGGATCAGGTTCGACAGGCGCAGCGTCGGGTTGGTGCGCAGGAAGTCCTTCAGGCGCTCCTGCTCATCCTCGGTGGCGTCGATGCCTTCGACCTTGCCGTACACGATCTCGCTGATCGTGCGTTCCGGCTCCGGCTCCGCAGGGGGAGTGCTCATGCCTGGCTCCTATCGTCAGTCTGGCTGGGTCTATTCCAGCCAGCCATTTCCCTCGATCGTGGCAAGCCACGTCGAGACGTCGAGCATGTTCAGCGCGTCGACCGTCCACGCGTCCACGCCGCCCTGAAGATCCAAGCCCACGGATCCGTCGTATTGCCCCATGATGTCGTTCGCCCGGTAGTACGACACGAACTGGCCCGGCTCGCTGCCGTGGGCTCGGCCAGGGAAGCGCAGGTCGTAGAACTCGACGATGGCATGGTTTCGGCCGGCCGGCGCTCGAAGCTTGTTGGGTCCCTCGATGCTGGCGGGCACTGCAAGGGCCGCGAACTCCACGCCGTTGGCCGCGAAGAAGTAGTAGGTCTCGATCTGGCTGGTCATCGCATTCTCCCTGGTCTCTTCCGCCATGCAGCGGTGGCGGCGGCCCGGCCGGAGCCGGGCCGCACCATCGGTGCACGTCAGCGGTGCACGACCTCGCCGGTACGCAGGTCGACCCGAACGCTGTTTGTCTCGAACAGCGAGCCGTACTCGCGCCGTTCGGAGTCGCTCAGGTCGGTGAGCAGCTCTTCGACTTCGCTGATGTCCGACAGGTCGACCTGCACCCTCGTTCCGCTGCCGAGCGTCAGCTCGGCCTGCGCCGAGTCGTAGAAGAACCCGTTGTCGTACTCCTTGACGCCGAAGCTGATCGCCTTGGCCAGCGGGGCGAAGGCAGCCGTGTACTGGTGGGCCTGCAGCACGCCGATCAGGGAGGTTGCGGCCTGCGCCTCGGTCCGGTGCCGCAGCTCGTTCTGGATGTCGGTCATCAGGGCGTAGAGGTCGCTGTCGCTCAGGGTCTTGATGTCCATGTCGCTCCGTTCGTAGCGTTCGTTCCGCCGAGCGGCGGTGGCGTGCGGCCGGGGAGCCCGGCCGCCACCATCACTGCTCGGTCTGCTCTGCCGCGTGGTTGTCGTAGCCGTAGTCGGCGATCTCGTAGAACTCGACCTCCAGGGCGTCGAGCAGGTGCATCAAGTCCGTGACGAAGTCACCCGCGTTGGTCCGGACGGAATCGCCCTGCCCGCCGGTGAGCCGGGCGTACTCGGCCAGCGCCCGCGCTGCGATCCCGGCCTTGTAGTTGCACAACCGCTCGATCGCCTCGGCCAGGGTGTCGCTGGGGTCGATGTCCTCCGTGGGCCATCCCAGCGCCACGGTGCTCTCGGCGCTGAGCCCGCCCCCGATGGCCTCTTCGTACTCGGCAGCGTTCGGGTCCAGGCGGGCCTGACCTTTGAGTTCCTGCTTCATGGTGGTCTCACTTCCTGCTCGGGATTCCGCCGTGCGGCGGTGGCGTCGGCCCGGACATGCCGGGCCGCACCATCAGCGCACGCCGAGTCGCTGCTTCGCGGCCTCGATGTAACCGTCCACCAGCTCGTCCTCGTTACCTCGCTCGTCTGACTGGTACAGATCGTGGTGCGTGTCGCCCGTGCCGCTGTCGCCGTAGGCGTGCCCCATGAGGACACCACCGACGTGCTGCTCCAGGCCCGACAACACCAGCACGTCCACGATTGAGCCCACCTCGCGGCACGTCAGATGTGCCAGCGCGGTGTCGCTGTTGGCCAGCGTCTCCGCCATCTCCTCGATCGCCGTCATCAGCTGCTTCATGCCTGCCATGTCCACTCCTTGTGTCCCGTTCCGCCGAGCGGCGGTGGCAACGCCCGGCCGGAGCCGGGCGCCACCATCAGTGCTCGATCAGGGGTACTGCGTGCCGTCCTCCAGGAACTCCAGGCCGTTGCCCTCGATGAAACCGGCGGCGTACTCCTCACCGGTCTTGTATTCCATCTCGGCCCGGCCGTCGCGCAGCGCCTCGTGCATCGCGTCGGTGATCGCCTCGGTCATCTGGTCGTTGACCAGCTCCATGTCCGGCTCGGCCAGCGTGTCGTCGAACTCGACGTCGATCGACGTGTACTCGTTGCCCTCTCGCAGTGCCACTTGCTCGACGCCGTCCGTCCAGGGCAGGGCGGGGGCGTTCTGGCGGGTCAGGACACCCGTCAGCCCGATGTAGTTGCCCCGGTCCAGGTCCCAGCTCTGCAGCGTGACCCCTGTGATGCCGGGGAAGTCGCCGACGCCGAAGTCACCGTGACCAGGCGTGCCGAACTTGTTGGCCAGGGTGTAGCGCATGACGTCGCTGATGTCGTCGTTGTCGTTGCTGTCCCACCAGGTGCTGCCCAGCTTCTCAGCGACCTCGCCGATGGCCCGGCGCCGTGCTTCCGGCTCCAGCTCGTCCAGGGTGTAGACGTCGAAATCATCTGCCGTGACAGTCCGCATTCGGTGCTCCCTGTGTCTCGTTCCGCCGAGCGGCGGTGGCGTCGGCCCGGACATGCCGGGCCGCACCATCAGCGCTCGTCGCTGGCGTCGATGACCGCTCGGGCCATGTCCGCCAGGTCCTCGTAGTAGACCCTGACCTCGTCCTCCCCGGCGCTGTGGCCGAACTGGTAGGCCAGCCCGTACACCGCGCCGTGCTGGCGATCGTTCAGCCCGCCGCCCAGCGTGCGGTGCAGCAGGTCGTAGTGATCCTCAGGCATCGCGTTCTCCTCCTCGCATCCTTGCCGGCGTCAGGCGGGGATTCCACCCAGCTGGCATTCGTCTTCGGTCTCGCAGACCTCGTGCCCGGTCTGCTCGCACCCCTTCTCCCAGCGGCTGTAGCGGTCGTCGGCCACCTCGTACGCCTCCCGCGCCTCGCGGTAGGTCTCGTACTTCAGCGTGTAGACGAACCCGCCGCTGGTGGTCTGCAGGATGTAGTAGCCCTCCGGCACCATCACCCAGCGGGCATCGACACCATCCGGGTTGATCTCCACCGCCTCTTCGTCGGCGAAGTTGAAGAGCGTGAAGGTGCCCTCGAAGTCGTCGGTCCCCGTCTGCAGCTCGCCGCCGTTGTCCAGCACCAGCTCCCACAGCGCCTCCTGGACGCAGTCGTCGAACTTGCTGAGGTGGCCGGGGCAGGTGATGTCCTCCTGCTTGTCACCGTGCTCGTCGACCAGCTTGTCCTCGCAGTACCTGACCATGGTTGCTCCCTCGATCATTCCGCCGTGCGGCGGTGGCGGCGGCCCGGATGACCGGGCCGCACCATCAGCGCACGGATCAGGCGACGCGGCGGCGCTCCTGCTCGTACTCGTCGATGATCGGCAGCACGTTGTCCCAGTCCCTCAGCGCCTCCCTGAAAATGGCCAGACCGGCCGAGAAGACCGGGGAGGTGATCGGCACGTCCGACAGCCTGTCGACAGAGAGCGCGAAATCCATTGCGGTCTCGTAGTCACCGGGTCGCACGAAGAACCCGTTGCCCAGGTCGATGTCGACGACATGCACGTCGCCGTCGACCGTGTACTCGTTGCCGTAGTCGGGGTGCCGAACCGTCAGCACGTAAGAGGTTGTCATGCCTGCCTCACTCTCGATCGTTCCGCCGTACAGCGGTGGCATCGGCCCGGTCACCCGGGCCGCACCATCATCCGTACGTCAGTAGTATTCGGGCGCTTCCAGCTGGTCGAACCACTCGTTGAGCAGTTCCTGGATGACGCGCTCGGCGATCTGCTGCAACGCGATGTGCGCCATGTCGTTCAGCGAGCGCATCTCCATTTCGATGTCCTCGCGGTAGGCGTGCAGGTCGGCGAACTGCTCCCAAAGCAGGCTGATGACTCCAGCCGGGCATTCCGCGGCCACGCCCCAGACCTTGTCCTGGGTCTCCTGCCGGCTCTCGCCGTTGTACTGATCCAGGATCTGCAGGAAGCCCTGACGTGCTCCGTTGAGGAACCGAGCACCAGGGCTTTCGTGTGACTCCGGCACGCTGCAGTTGCCGTAGTTGGCCAGTACGTCCTCCGGCATCTGGTGAATGACCTGCTCCAGGAACTTGGATGCGAGCAGCTTCCCCATGGTGACCTCCGTGTGTCGTTTTCCCTGCTGAGACCCAACGTAGTGCATCTCAACCCCACTGTCAAGTTGGTCGTGACAGTGTGTCCGTCATGCGACGGTGGCAACGCCCGGCCGAAGCCGGGCGCCACCATCAGCGCACGATTAGGCGCGGCCGTCCAGCGAAAAGGTCGCCCACTCGGCCAGGCCGTCCGGCATGGTCACCTTGACGACCGGGTAGGCCATCGAGTTGTCGTCGAAGGTGTAGGGCAGCATCTCGTGCTTCACCGGCACCAGCACCCCGCCCTCGTCCAGCGCGGCCACGCTCAGTATCCGGATGTCCGCGCCGTACTGCATCTGGCGGTACAGCTCGGCCAGCTTGCTCACACCGCCGCTGTCAACCTCCCGCTCGCCCTCGTAGGACACCGCGATGGCCAGGTTGTCTCGCTGCATCTTGCTTCCTTTCGTCGTTCCGGCCCGTACGCCGGAGGCGCGGCGCCAGCGTGCTGGCGCCCACCCTCATCCGTACGGTCAGGCCCGGCCCCTGCGCTGAAGCGCATCGGCCATCCGCTTGTTGAACTTGGTGTCGCTGGTCGTGGTCACATTGGTCCTCAGACCGATGCGCCGGCGGATGTCTTCCTCGGTGACCGGGCGGTCCACGATCTTCCCGTCCTCGAAGACCTGGCACAGGGCGCCGTACAGGCCCTGCACCATGTCGATCCGCTTGGCGAACTTCTTGTAGTTCGCCTCGGTGATCCGGCCCATGTCCACGGCCATCGTGCCCCAGATGATGGCCTCGGTGATCTTCCAGTGCTCCTCGCCGGTGACGTCCTCGACGCACTCGGTGGTGTCCCAGTCCAGGCTCATGGTGTTTCCCTTCGTCAGTCCGGCCCGTACGCCGGAGGCGAGCTGCCAGCGTGCTGGCAGCCACCCTCATCCGTACGGTCAGCGCATCGACGGCACGTGCTTGCTCACCGTCTCGAAGATCGTCGTCTCCTCTTCCGGCGTGAAGCCCTCCAGGTGCGCCGTCAGGCTCTCGTCAGCGCCGTTCATGCCCCAGCTGTGATCGGGGCCAGGAGTGGCGCTGTACCAGCTCCCCAGCGACCACGGGTGGTTGCTGGTCTCGGTCACGTAGAGCTTGCCCTCCAGGACCGCCACCGCCAGGTCGACGACCGTCAGGCCGTCCTGGTGGTCGATCGCATCGGGGAAGCAGGGGTAGGTGTCTTCCTCCTGCTTGACCACGGTGGGCTCGTCGTCGCCCTCGTTCTCCCAGATGGTCCACTCGCGGTAGACCTTGATGTGGGGCATGGTCATGGTGTCTCCCTCGTTCCATCCGGCCCTGCGCCGGAGGCGACGAGCCGCCGTAGCGGCCCGCACCCTCATCCGCAGGATCAGCGCCGGGCAATCAGCGCCCGGATCACATCTTCGGAGACCTCGACCGGCTCGATCTCCAGCCGCACCTCGTAGTGCGAACGCATCCAGTCGATCAGGTCCCAGTCGCCCGCCCACACCTCGGGCAGGTCAGGCGCTGACGGGTCCCACGACCTGATCCGCTCGACCTCGGCTTTGACCAGCTCAGCGCCAGCCCGTGCCGCGTCATCTTTGGTGATGTGGGCCGAGTGCTCGGTGGTGCTCTCGTCGTCGGCCGTGTAAATCACGCCGTAAAGGGTTGCCATCGCCACTCCCTCGTTCCATCCGGCCCTGCGCCGGAGGCGACGAGCCGCCGTAGCGGCCCGCACCCTCATTCGCAGGATCAGAAGATGTCGTCGTCGTCCTCGTCGTCAAGCAGGTCGACGACGTCGGCGTCTTCGGGGATGTAGTGACTGCCGATCTCGTAGACGAACGCGTTGTCACCGGTGATCATGACCTCGCTGATCAGCTGTGCGCCGACCGTGCCGTCACTGACCGCCTCGGCGAGGTACTCGTCCTCGATGATCTCCACCAGACGCTCGCCGATCTTCATGGCGTACTCGTCGCGGCGGTCCTCGCTGTCCATCTTCTTCCACTCGGAGACCGTGACCCCGCTGTTGCGGACGATGCGGATCGCCGTCCGTGTCATCCGGTTGTAGGTCGCCTCGTCGTTGTCGAGCACCAGCGTGATGTGACGGACGAAGTAGTCCAGGACGCTGCCCATGATGTCTCCCTCATTCTGTCCGGCCCTGCGCCGGAGGCATGGCGCCGGTTGCCCGGCGCCCACCCTCAACCGCAGGATCAGCGATACGCGTTCTTGGTCTGCTCGTGGAAGTCCTCCACGCCCTTGTAGTTGCCGAAGATGGCGTCGGGGTCCACCTCGAAGAGCTGGGCGATGAACCATCCCCACTCGTCGTAGGTCGCCGCGTACACCGTGTCGGCGCCGGTCCAGCCGCTGTTCTTGAAGCGCCGGGAGTTGGTCGGTCCCGACGTCTTGTCGTCGGTGCCCAGCTGGATCTCGTACCCGGCCCGGCGGGACCGAGATCCGGCGCCGTTCTTCTGGACGAAGTAGATGTCCCGAGTGACCTTGCCCGCCTCCTTGGCTCGGTTCAGCGCCTCGTCGATGTTCATCGACGTCAGGATGTCGGTGTGCAGCTTCACAGTCGCTCCTCGTGCTCACTTCCGGCCCTGTGCCGGAGGCATCGGGCCGCCGTAGCGGCCCGCACCCTCAACCACAGGATCAGAGTTCGGTCAGGATGTTGTTGATCACGGTCTCCTCGCGCAGCCCCTCCCATTCCACGTAGACCGCATCGGCGAGGTAGTGCAGCACGCCCGGCCGGAACGCCCGGAGCAGGTGTCGCTTCTCCTCGACGCTCTCCGTCTGGGCTACCGCGTCGTATGCGGCACTGCCCGCCAGTACGTCCTGTGTGATTGCCATGTCCCGTTCCTCTCGCTCGTTGCCTTGCTGAGGACCACAGTAGCGGCCCTCACCCTACCCTGTCAAGTTGGCCGTGACACTCGGCTCAGCGAGGGTTACGGCTCACGGTGAAGTTGGCCGTACGCTCGGCGTAGTCGATGCGCTGACCACCGACAAGGGCCTTGACCGGACCCGCTTGGAACGGCTCCGTCCAGCCCGTGACCTCGACATCACGGCCGACCGGGTAGACCTTCTCGGAACCGTCAGCCAGCGACACGATGACCACAGGGCCACCGCGCCGCACAGCACGGCGGGGACGCTCGGCCACCCGGATACCGCCGATGGCGTGAGTCTTGTCGATCAGGTTGGCGATCATGAGATTCCTCCTGGAAATCGGCCGGCCATCCACCGGAGGCGAAGCGCCGGGCGTAACCGGCGCTCACCCTCATCTGGACGATCAGCTCACGTAGACCAGCTCGTCGTCTCCCACGTAGGCGTCGGTTGCGCCGTACGGGTGAGCGTTGGCCGTGAGCCTGTCGCCACGCTCGCCGAGCCCCCGGTCCCAGAAACCCGCACCGTGGTGGTTGCGGGTGAGCAGGAAGTCGTGACCGGCCTGCCCGGCGTCCATGTCGGAGCCGTACAGGTCCGCCCAGTTGGCGCAGACGAAGTCCGCGACGTCCTCCCGGATCGAGTCGTAAGCCTCCCCGGCGAGATCGTTCTCGGCGTAGCCCAGCGAGTCCAAGCTCGTGTCGCAGTCGGCCGCCTCGTCACCTTGCCTACTGAGGTGGTCGCAGACGTGCAACGGCGCCGTGCCGTTGCACGACTCGCTCCACAGCAGGGTGCCGATGTAGCCGGTCACGACGTCCTCGACGTACTCGCTGACCGCCACGAGATCCAGCCCGGTCTCGGCGACGAAGTCCCGGACCCGCTGGTCGATGATCCTGGTCATGATGCCCTCACTTCCGTCCGGCCCTGCGCCGGAGTCCAGGCACGGCCTACGCCGCGCCTCGACCTCAACCGCAGGATCAGTAGCCTTTCGGCCGTGGTGCGTAGTACGCCCCGCTCCAGCGCCACACGTCGCCCTCCTGGCGAGCCCCGTACAGCACCGGTTCGTCGGTGTCCTCGTCAATGATCGTCACCGCGAAGAACTGCGGGCAGGCCCCGTAGAACTTCTCCGTGACCGTGACGAAGTAGTCGATCTCTTTGGCGCTGACCTCGGGGTGATACTCCTCGATGCCGCCACCCTTGACAGCCTCACGGATCATCATTCGGAAGGTCATCGTGCCCTCGCTCTCATCCGGCCCTGTGCCGGAGGCGACGAGCCGCCGTAGCGGCCCGCACCCTCAACCACAGGATCAGTCCTCGGGCAGTTCGTAGTGCCACACCTCCCCATCGGCGTAGGCCACGCCGACATGCTCGCCGCTCTCGTCCTCGACCAGGTAGTCCATCGGGCGGCCAGCGGCAATCGACTCGCCGATGGCCTGCCGGACATCATCCAGGGTGCCGAAGGTAGCGACCTGGGTGTCGTCCTCAGTCATCAGGAAGCCCAGCGGCGCCTCCGTGAACGGCTCCAGCACCTCGACGCGGTAGCTCATGCTCACACCTTCCGTACGTCCGGCCCTGCGCCGGAGTCCAGGCACGGCCAGCGCCGCGCCTCGACCTCAACCGCAGGATCAGCTCTCGTCGTAAGCCTCGTCGATGTCGTCCCACATCCAACCCGCAGGCTCCAGCCACCCATACGCCACGGTTCGGCCGTCGTGCTTGACCACCGCAACCGTGAACGGGCAGCCACCCTCGTTGCGGAACACATCGTGCGTCCAGAACGCGCTGACCACCTCGATCAGCAGCCCGATCTTGGGCATCTCCAGCTCGATGGTTTCCTGACGGTCCCCGTTGGCGTGGATCTCGAACTTCGGCATGACGCCCCCTTGCTCCATCCGGCCCTGCGCCGGAGTCCAGGCACGGCCTACGCCGCGCCTCGACCTCACCCGCAGGATCAGTTACCGCCCCAGCTGTCAGCCCAGACAGCGATCACACTGGCGATCATGTGCTCCCTGCCCGACGCCGTGTCCAGGATGCAGTGCGCCACCGACTTGGAGGATCCGTCGGTGCACTCCGCCATGCCGAACACGTGGTTGTCGTCACCGGCCACGATGTAGCCCGCCAGCTGGCCGCCGGTGTGCGCCAGCCGGATCTCGGTCACGGTCACCCACTCGTTGCGGTGCGCCGCCCAGCGCTTGCCCAGTTCGGTCGTGTAGTCATCCGGCGTGATCAGTTCCGCCGCCGTGATGATCTCGACCGCCGTGGCGTCGCCCATGATGTCTCCCTCGTTCCGTCCGGCCCTGCGCCGGAGTCCAGGCACGGCCAGCGCCGCGCCTCGACCTCAACCGCAGGATCAGAACGATTCCCAGAGCGCCGAATCCGGCGTGACGCCGTACTCGAACAGCTGCTCCGTCAGGTGCTCACGCATGTCACCCTCCAGGTAGCGGGCGACGTCCCAGCCCCCGGTTCCGTGCCAGCGACCGTTGTCCATCCGCCAGGTGCGGTTATCCATGGTGGCGATCCATCGCTCCTGGTCGCCATTCGGAGTGACCAGGCGAGCCACCCGGAACATCGACCGGATCGAGTGGATGTCGTACAGGTTGTAGCTGAACTCGGGCATTGCGCACTCCTCGCCTACATCCGGCCCTGCGCCGGAGTCCAGGCACGGTTCGCACCGCGCCTCGACCTCAACCGCAGGATCAGGTGACACCCGCAAACTTGACCTCAGGCTCGTCCTCGTCCACCTCGAACTCGCTCACGCTGACCCAGTCGTAGGTCGACTCGGCCTCGATCTCGGCTCGCATCCGTTCGGCCTTATCCGGAGTGGACTTCACCCCGAACACGGTCGAGTTCTCGTAGTTGAAACCGCCCTCAACCAGGTAAACCTTCATGCGTCCCCGCCTCTCAGTCCATGCCCCGCTCGTACTTGAACTCAGCGAGAAGGCCGCGATCCTCCAGCTCGGCGGCGGCCTGGTCCCAGAGATCGGTCACCGGGCCGAAGTGCGGGTGATCTTTGTTGCCGAACATCCGCATCCACTCCTTGACCCCGAGGATCTGGTCGGCGAACTCGATCACGTGCTCGTCGTACATCTGGTCGAAGTTCATCGACGTCTCGGTTTCCATGCCGCGCTCCCTTGCCAAACCGGCCCTGTGCCGGAGTCCAAGCACGGCTTACGCCGCGCCTCGACCTCAACCACAGGATCAGTAGCCAGCGATGGCCATTTCCACGGCCCGCTCCCAGGTCAGCTCGTGAGCCGGGTCGTTGACCACGGTCTCCCGGCCAGCGTTCTTGTCGGTAGCCTTGCGCTCGATCGTCTGCTGCATGATCGCTCCTCGCTCGATTCCCTGCCCTGATTGGGCCAGAGCAGTGCTCGGACACCCACTAGCTGGGAGGTTGCCGCTATATGCAGCCTCACCAGCCCGGAAGGTCCCCGAGCACCACGTCAAGCGCAATCTGTGGTGTTTCCTGACGCCCATCGCTACAGCTCAACCCGTCCAGGGAGCCTCCACAATGTCGCCACGTAGGGTCACCAACACCTCGCGGTGCTGTTTTTGTGTGCTCGGCAGGTACGCCGAGGTGATCCGGCCAGATCGGGGAGGTTTCCAAACCTCCCGAGAGGAATCCCGTGACGGCAGTCCGGCGTGAACCGGAGTAGCTGTATCCGTCGCCCACCAGAAGTGGATCTGCACGGGGCCAATGTCGGCCTTTTTTTTGCCCAGGTTTTTGCGAGCGGGTCGGTACCGCCCACCTGGATTCGACGCTCACCCATGGGTCCGCACACTCCGGCCCATCAACGTCCACGCTATGGAGTTCTCAAAGGACAAGCCACCCCGAGGTGCACCGGTTGTCGCCAGTGCTGTTATGGCGTGCGGACCTCAGGCCCGCCTTCCCACCAGGGGTTCGTCTTGACGCTCGCCGCGTCCCGCTTCCGTACCGTCCGTGTTGCTGGGGAGAACGTTACCGCTCTCGGCCCTACTTGTCAAGTCCCGCTTGACACTCACACTGCGGGTCTTGATTCGTGCGCTTGCCGTCTTGCCACCGTGTGGCCCGCTTCCGTGCGCCCTGCCCAGGTGGGCCGGGGTGTTGCGGTGTAACCGTACCGTGCTGCGCCCCGCTTGTCAAGTGCGGCTTGACGCTTGCTTGCTGTGCACGTTGTGCAGGGCGTATGTGCGGGGGTCAGTAGCGGAGGCAGGTGATGTCCCTGTGCGTCCGTCTAGCGCTACCTGTGCCCTGCCCGTTCCCTGCCGTGCCCCATCAACCTAGCGTGTCGTGCCGTGCCTGTCAAGTCGAGCTTGACGTGCTGTGTTGCGTCGTGCCGTGCCTGCCTCTGTGGTTACGCAGTGTCGGGGGGCTGTGCCCGCCTCGCTCGCTGCGTCGCTCCGGTGAAGCCACTACAGACAACCACACCCGGGCCGACGTGTCAAGTTGGACCGTGTTTTGGCTGGTCAGAGGGGGTGGGGACCCCCTGCCCCCGCCTCGCGGGCGCGCCCGGAGCGTTCTGGGCCTCGCGGTGTCGATGAGTCGCAAAACTTTGCTGCGCTGCTTTGGCCAGGCCGGCCTTCGAGCAGAACAGGCTCGTGCGCCCGCTCAGCGGGCCGCTGCCGGCCTAACGCCCCTCGGCGCGGGAACTGGCCTACGGAGGCCTGGTTTTGGCTCTCAGGGGCCTATCTGGAGGGCTGTCTGGCGTCCACATACTGGTATACGCTGCTCGAATCGGGCACTACCGCGGTGCCCGCATCCAGATGGAGCGCCCATGGCCATGCTCGCCCGCCCGTCGCTGATCGCCAGTCGGCGGCCGTACCACTGCCTGATCCCGGAGTGCCGGCGCGGCGTGTGGGTGGCATACCCCGCGACGAGCGCAGACCTGCGCGAGTACTTCGCCGGCACCGCCTGGACGTATATGCGCCAGGTCCCGACCACGCTGGGACTGGGGTGGGGGTGGGTGTGCGACCCGGCCCGGCACGGGCTGGAGGTGGAAACGACCGATGGGTGAATCGAGCCGGCCCGAAGTGGCCTTTGCCGGCGATCTCCACCAGGTGATTTGGCATATTCCATGTCTCGCTTCTGCGCTACGGTGCTTGGAGGTGCGGCCGTCCGGTCGCCAGAACGAGGAGGAAGCATGACCGCCACCAAGACCCCGACGCGCGAGCTGCTCGACCGGCTCTGGATCGACCTGGCCGAGCAGCCCTACCTGGACCTGAGCAAGGGCAAGACCCTGCGGGCCGTGCATCACGAGGTCACCTTCGTGCTGGCCGGCCCCGGCGTCGAGCTGTCGGCCGCGCTCGACGAGGCTCGGATGTTCCAGAACACCCAGGACGTCCCGGTCCTGCTGATCCTGGTCGACGACGACGACCTGCAGATGATCGACGCCGCCTCCGGCTGGGACGGGACGTCGCCGTGGGCGCACCCGGTTCCGGTCCGCGATCTCGACATGAACGGCATCGGGGCGATCCGGCTGAACACGGTCGACGGGACCAACAGCCCCTGCGAGCACGGGTACATGGCCAGGTACACGACGGTAGCCCGGGTGATCCGCAAGGACGACCTGTTCATGATCGTCGACCGCAACGACGACAGGCTGCTGCTGGTCTACCGGGCGCTGGCCGACTACGACCGGCGCAGGAACCGGGTGCTGTTCGAGCGGACCACGCCGGGGGTGGAGCAGCCCGCCAAGCAGTACATGGAGCTGCCGCCGAACCTGCTGGTCTACATCTCCTGGCAGGAGATCGAGAACGCCACGCCGCTGTCGGCCTACGAGGCGCGTGAGATCCTCGCCGAGGGCTGACGTGCCCTGAACGCGAAGAAGCCCGGACCTCTCCACACGGTCCGGGCTTCTTCGCGTTCAGACTAGCGCTGGTGGTCGACCAGCTGGACCAGGTCTTCGTGGATCCAGAGGTTGGAGAGCAGGCCGCCGTTGACAGGCTGGTCGACGCGCTGGTTGAAGCCCAGCAGGTCGGTGAACCGGCCGCCGGCCTCGGGCACGATGAGCGCGGCGGTGGCCATGTCCCACGGCCCGGATCGGCCGAACACCAACCCGTCGAGGCGACCCATCGCGACGTCCATCGCCGACCGGATGACGGACCCGTATTCGAGCGGGGTGACTCCGGCCCCGTCGACCAGGCTGACGACGTCGGGCCAGAGGAACATGTTGCCGGCCGGCCGCGCCGGCTCCCAGCCGGCCTGCCTGATGATCTGGGTGTGGTCGGAGACCCGGAGCCTGGTCGTGCCGTTCAGCCAGGCGCCGCCGCCCAGCGTGGCGTACCAGCTGCGTCCGGTCCGCGGGTCGCGCACGACGGCGACCTCGGGGTGGCCGTCGATCACGAGGGCCATGCTGAAGACGTAACCGGGGTCGCCGTTGACGAGCAGCTCGGTCCCGTCGATCGGGTCGACGACCCAGATCCGGGAACCGTCGGGCCTGTAGCCGGTGACGTTCTCCTCGCCCAGCACCTCCTCGCCGCGGCGGTCGCGCTTCACGGCGGCGTGGACCATGCGCTCGATCGCACGGTCGACGTCGGAGACCGGGGTTCCGTCGGGCTTCATCTCGGAGCGCACGTTGCCGGCGTGGAACAGGATGATCGAGTCGGCCGCGTCGGCGACGCGCAGCGCGAAGTGCAGTGCGTCGGTCTTGGCGTCCTCGCTGAGCTGGCCCATTGGGGGTCCTTTCTCGGGAAGTCAGCACAGGGTATCAGGGTCTTTACCACATGGGTTTTGATCACGCTAGTCACATGTCGGACCGGCCCGGTACGCTGCGAGTTCGAGGCGCAGCCAGCGCCCGGAAGGAGAGTCATGAGCGAAGCCCTGAAGGCCCAGAAGTCCGAGCCGAGTGCCGCGAAGCCCGGCAAGCCCATCACGCACGTGCTGATGACGGTCGACGACAGCGCGAGCATGCACGGCCTGGCGCAGGCCACCATCAGCGGGTTCAACGAGTACATCGACAGCCTGCGCAAGGACAAGGGGTCCAAGTACCGGGTGACCACGGCCATCTTCGGGACCGAGTACCACCTGCTGTCGAACGCCTCGAAGCTGTCGGCGATGCCGCGGCTGGACAACCGGAACTACCACGCGAAGCAGGGCGGGACCGCGCTGCTGGACGCGGTCGGACGGATGATCGTGGACTTCGAGCGGGAGACCGAACTCGGGCCGGAGGACAAGGTTCTGCTGGTGGTGCAGACCGACGGCCAGGAGAACTCCTCGCACCGGTTCACCACGGAGCAGATCAGCAAGATGATCGAGGAGCGCGAGGGCACCGGCCGCTGGCAGGCCGTGTTCCTGGGGGCCGGCCCGTCGGCGTGGCAGCAGGGGCGGTCGCTCGGATTCCGGGACCACAACGTCATCCAGACGGCGAACACGGCCGCCGGGACGCGGTCCAGCTACGCCGGCATGACGGCGTCGACCCGGTCCTACTCGAAGGGCGCCACCCCGGAGGCGGTCGCCGCGGCGCTGCGTACCGAGGTGGAGAAGGGTGCCTGACGTGCCGGGTTCCGAAGGCGACCTCCTGCCCACGGTCGACGAGGTGTTCACGAAGGCCCGGTTCGAGCGCCGGCAGCGGGTGATCGAAGCGATTACCGAGTTCTCGTGGAGCAACTATGGCCTGGACGAGGTCGAGCAGGCCGCCGAGGCGGGCCGAGAAGACCCCAGCTGCATGGCGTGGGCTGAGGACCTGGCGGACGAGGTGCTCGGGGTGCTGAAGGCACCGCCGGTCATTCGGACCTGATCTGACCTGGATAAACGAAGGCCCCGCACCGTCTGGTGCGGGGCCTTCGTCATGGAGCAGCGTAAAACAAATCCTCGGGCCTACAGCGACATCGATTACTGGATGTGGACCCGGACCAGTTCACCGTCGAGGTTCCGGACTCACTGTTTGAACCTGATCGACGGGATCCCGTCGGTGTCCTCGAAGACCTCGAACTGGGTGCCGAAGCGATCCCGCCAGTCCCGGATGGCCAGGTCCAGAACATGCACGGGGTTCGTGCCGGCGGCGATCTGGCCGAGCGCCTCGAACTCGCCCTCGTCATAGAGATCCCAGCCGACCACGGTATAGCCGGCGACGAGCCTGCGCTCCAGCTGGTAGATCGGCTCTTCGGCGCCGGCGTCCTGCAGCGAGCGCAGCAGCCGGTCGAACTCGTCCAGCCGGTTGCGGGTCTCGATCGGCGGCGCGGCCGGCTCGCCGCCGGTGCGCCAGTGCCGCACGCGGCTGATCGGGAGCTTGGTCACGCGGGCGATATGGGCCAGGCTCATGCCCCACTTCACCAGCATGTGGTCGAGCCCTGCGTCATAGGTCATGGCGACAGCGTAAGCCATCACGACCGACTTCTGCGGAGCGACGCGCAGATCTCTTGGCCAGCAGGTCAGCACGCTACGGTAGGTAATTACCCTCCTCAATGGAGTAGCTAATCGAGAGGACCAGCATGCTCACCACCGTCTCGCACTCGTACGACCGCACGCCGCCCGTCTACGCCCCGGGCGAGGAGATCACGCTGACCGTCACGATCGTGCCCAGAGACCCCGATGAGGTGCGCGGCATGATCCGTACGACGACCGTGGTCTTCATGCCCGACGGCACCACCTCGGACCCGGTGGTCACCGAATCCGAGTACGTGGTCGATGCGCCGGCCGACCGCGTCGTGACCGGTGCACCCGAGGACAGCGCGGGCCGAGTCTGGACCATGCTCAGCGTCAACCAGGACAACACCGAGTACATCTGGAAGACGGTCGCCTGATGGCAACCGTCACCACGATCACCGATGTCGGGGTCGGGCAAGACGAGGTTCTGCAGCGCAGCCAATACGCCGTCACGGAACGCGTCCGCGGCGGCATCTACGTGGCCAGCAACGGCGACTGGCGAACGGACTTCGCCAACGTCAACATGCGCTCCTTCACCGGCTACCACTCGCTGGCCGAGACCGGGCCGGCCATCTACCCCGGGCAGACCTGGCGCTCCCAGCTTGTCGCCGCCGGCCTGCTCTACAACCTGGTCGTCGAGCTGAAGGTCTACGGCGCGCCGGCGTCCGCCCAGAACTTCACCGTCGAGGGCAAGAGCTACTCGGTGCCGGCGCCGAACGGCACGATCCAGCGGCGCGCGAACACCACGTACCCGGTGGCGTACTCGTACGACCAGGTGACCAAGGGTGCGATCGACGGCCTGCTGCACCGGCTGCTCGTGGAGCTGCGCAAGGTCCCGGTGACCGGCTGGGTGAACATCCAGTTCGCCAGCGAGGTCGACACCGACAACGAGTTCGGCACCTCCGCCGGGTCCGCCGTGTTCGACCGGATCACCTCCGACGCCAAGGCCGCCGCCGCCTACTCGTACATGATCGGCTGGCTGAAGAACCCGCCGGTCGGCATCGCGCGCCTGGGCCGCGGCGTCACGTTCTCTACCGGATGGGCCGGCGCCTGGTCCGGCTTCGACTCCTTCAAGCGCCTGCACGGCGAGAGCATGCCGACCGACGTGATGCAGTGGAACGTCTACAACCGATCCGGCAACCTCGCGCCGTACGACCGGCTGTCGGAGATGATCACCAGCTATCGCCTGCTCGGCCCGAACGCCCGTAAGAAGCCGATCATCATCGCCGAGTGGGGCACCAACAAGGACCACGTGAACGGTCAGGCGCCCTACATCCGGGCCTGGCCGGCGGCCGTGCAACGCATCAACGCTGAGCAGCTGCTCCGGGGTGAAGGCCAGATCGTGGCGACGAACTACTTCAGCTCGAACACTCCGCAGTGGGGGACCCTGGACCCGAAGGCAGCCGGGATCGAAGCCCTGCGAGTGGCATTCGGGACGCCGCCGTTCCGGTAGTCAACGGACACGAAGAAGCCCCAGCTGGATCCGCAAACGGCTGGGGCTTCTTCGTATCTGGCCGGTGACACGGCCTGGCTGGTGAGACAGCCTGGTGTGGAAGTCGCTAACGGAGTTCCGGGGTCAGCGGCTCGCCGGCTGTCGCTCGGTCCATCTCGCCGAAGATCACGTCGATGACGATGAACGGGACGGCGGTCAGCGCCAGGCTCAGCGAACTCAGCCGCAGCAGGTTGCCGAGGATCATGCTCCGGCCCTGCTCGGCGGTGGTGTCGGCCTCGGCCCAGTCGAGCCGCTCGGCGGCACCGAGCAGGGTGTCGGCGGTGGCGGCGATGAAGGTCCGGGGCGTCATGCCGAAGAACGTACCACACCCCGACAGCGATCTCCGCCGACGCCTCATCGGTGATGGCATTTGCCAGTCGCCAGCGAAGCTTGCGACAAGAGGTCTTTAGTTACTAGCTCTGCTAGTAACTTCTTACTTCTGCTATCGATTTGCCATGCGTTTGCTATCCGTTTGCCATAACACTTGCCATAGCATTTGCCATGGCATTTGCCATCAGTTTTGCCATGTTTTGCTATACGGTCTGTGAGTGGAACACCAGGTCAGGGGCACTTTGATGGCACTTGCTATCGCGCGGCTTCCTGAACGCACGTTCAGGTGAACGAGCGTTCAGTGATCATGTATTCAACCGAATGGCAAACTACGTAAAACCGGGTTTGCTATGTGTTTTGCCATAGCATTTGCCATGGCATTTGCTATGACATCGATCTGGATCTATCTGGGCCAGCGGGCCGGAGTCGATCTCCTTGATGGACAAAACGCAGGTCAGCCCACGTTTTGGCACCGTCGATGGTCACACCCCATGATGGCAATTGCTATGCGTGTGTGAGGCCAGGGTCGCAAGATCATGTCTGCTGCGCGGGCCTCGGGCTTGGACCCTGGGTCGCAAGGGGGTCGCAAGGGGGTCACAACCCAGATGACCTGCAGATGTATTACAAGATCACTGGGTCGCAAGATCAAATTCGTATAGCAAATCTATGGCAAACCAAGTTTGCTATAGGGGGTCGCAAGGTGGCCGCATACTACGCAGATTGGACATCGTCCCAAACCTTAGGATTTTCAGGCGTTTCAGCGGGGTCGCAAGGCTCGCGGTACGTTCGACCCACCCGAATTTGCGAGAGGCCTTCCCATGTCTGCTGTTCGTGCTCGCTATCTCCGACGCGTCGCTGTGGTCGTCGTCCTGTCCCTGCTGACACTGCCGGCCGCCCAGGTCGCTGCCAACGCCCACTCCGCGCCGCCCACTGCGCCTGGCCCTCAGGCGCCCATCGTGACGGGCCGCTGAGCAGGGCAACCTTGTACCGTTCGACTCTCCCCATGTGGTATGCGATGCTGTACGCTGAACCCACAGGAAGGGAGTAAATATGCGTATCACCAGCGAGGTGGACGGCCTTCGGGTCGAGGACGCCAAAGCGCACGACGAGGTGTTCGTGATGATCGGCGACCCGGGCTCCGGTCGACCGCTGATCAAGCTGTCGGTGACCAAGGACGGGAACGGGATCATCGAGTACGACGAGGAGGATCTGGCGGACGGGATCCGGATGCTCAGCCGGATGCTCAGCCGCACAGCGCTGCAGGCGGGCGCCCACGAGGCGGACATCAGTGGCTGAGACGATCAGCGTCTGGGTTGTCGACCAGACCGACGACCGGACTGTCTACGAAGCGGTCGGCGGTGCGCTCTACCTGAGCCAGGGGCTGTCCAAGAGCCCTTCGGCTGTGGCATGGGGGCCGGCCGGGGACGGATCCAGGGAATGGTTCCTGCGCTACGGCGACACGAACGCCATCCGCGTGGTGGACCGCCGGGCCGCCATCGATCACATGCTCGGCCGCGAGACCAAGGAGCCCACCCATGAGTGAGACCTGGCGGATGTTCGCCCAGCGCCGGCACGCCGGCGCCGAGGGCAGAGAGTTCTTCCACTTCGGCCCCCGCGGCTGGGCTGCGCTTGGCGATGGTGTCGGTGTCGCCGAGATCGACGTCGTCGAGGACGAGCACGGCTCGTACTGGGGCTGGCTCGACAACGGTGGCCAGCGGCCGGTCTACATCAGCGGCACCTTCGCCGCGCTGGAGCAGGCCTACCGGGCCGGCGTGCCGGCCGACGACATCTCCAACGACGAGACCGAGGGCCGCGGCCGTATCGTCCGTCTCCGCGTCGATGAGGTAGGCGCGGTCGTACGATGATCACCTTTCTCGACGACTACTTCGACGGCAGGGCACTGGCCGGCGACATTGACGACTGGATCGATCGCTGGCACGACGACCGGGCCTCTGGTCTGCAGCTGCACGAGTACCTCGGATTGACCTGGCCGGAGTTCTCCGAGTGGGTCGAGCGGAGGGCTCTGCCGACGCCGGAGCACCGCACAGCCGTCAGGGGCTACGTCAGGCTGAACGGCGGCGAGCTGATGTGGGCGCACGGGGCAGCGGTCTGCGTGCGCCCCTGCGCCATCCACTGGCCGACCCGGCACCACATGCTGGGCTGGCCGCAGCACTGGCGCGCCGACCGCGGCGTGATCGAGCGGTACTGCCCGCACGGCATCGGCCACGTGGATCCTGACGACAAGGATCCGTTCAAGGACCACGGCTGCGACACCTGCTGCTCCGGCGCGGAAGCCGCCGCCATCGTCCTGGACGCAGACGCGAAGACGGAGGTTCTGTGATGCCGATCGACTGGATCGTGGCCTGCACCGGCTACGGGCTCGGCTGGCTGTGGACCGCGCGTAGCGCCGCGCTGTACCTGATCGACCAGGAAGCCCAGCGCGAGCTGTCTGTTCGGGAAAGCTGGGAGCAGCGCTTCAAGAAGCCGCACGAGGACCACGGCCAGCCTCTGGTCTCCTCCGAGAACCGGGGGATGGACATCGTTCTCGGCGCCGTGATCGGGATGGTGTGGCCGGTCGCTCTCGTCGTCGGCGTCTTCATGCGCGGCCTGACGTCCCCGACGGAGGCGCGTGAGCTGGACCGCAAGAAGGCCGAGGCCTTCGACCGGCGGACTGCGGAGATCGAGCAGATCGCCGAGGAGAACGGCCTGCCGATGCCCAAGGTGCGCCCCGACAGCTATCACTGGAAGATCGGCGGCTGACAATGACCCACGGATTCACTACCGGCGACGTCATCCACGGCTTCGCGGCCGGCTCGTTCGGGCGGGACTCGTACGCGTGCCGCCGCGTCGAGGCAGTCGGCGCCGACTGGGTGCTCACCCGGAGCGGAACCTTCAGGACCGTGGAGATGGTCTCCGGCGACCGGATCCCCACCTGGGAGCAGGCCAACAACCTGGACTACTGCCACCCTGACTGCGAAGGCCCGCGCGCCGCTGCGCTCGCCAGCCTGGCCTCCTCCCCGCTGGCGATGGCGGTCGCCGAGGCCAGCATCTACGGAAAGGCGCTGGCGGTCATATCCGAACTGCTCGACCAGTACCGCGGCGCGAAGGCACTCAGGGAGGGCGTAGGCAACGCGGTACTGGCGGCGCGTCAGCAGGTCGACGAGCTGAGCCAGCGTGCCTAAGCCCAAGCAGCTCCCCTGGTCGCTGTACGTGGACAGGCAGCTCTCGGAGTTCTCCCAGTTGCGGCGGGGCTGGGATTCGTACGGCGCCAGGCCGATCAGCAGCGCCGCGATCGAAGCAGCGCGCCGGTTTCTGACCTGCCTGGCGCTGATCGTCCCCGCGGTGCCCAGGCTGCCGCAGCCGCGCATCGTCCCGTTGGTCACCGGCGGCGTGCAGCTGGAATGGGACACCACAGACGGCGGCTGGACAGAGATCGAGTTCCATCCGGATGGATCAGTCCAGATCGACGCGGAGGATCTCGTGGGCAACGAGTGGGGCGTCGAGCTGCCGGCCCTCCCGCGCCCGGCGGAGGCCGGCCCCGGGAAGACGGAAGACACGAGCGCGGAGCCGGCTGTGATGTTTCAGTGCTGCGGCCGACTGCCGGGCGGCTTCTGCCGGCCCTCCTACAAGTGCGGGCTGGTGAAGTGACTGTCATCGACGGCCCCGCGGTGATGGACTGCGAGAACGAGTGCCAGGTGCCGGCCCGCGTCCGGCTCGTCTGGGTTCCGCCGCCGCGCCACGCCTGGGACGACGTCCTGCACTGCCCCTACGCCAACTGCGACCGCGCCTTCCTGGTGGTCCCGTTCCCGCAAGAGGAGGAGCGACCATGAGCATCGCGTCCTGGCTGAACCGGCTCACCCGGTCCGGCAACGCCCCGTTCGTCCAGCCAGGCGAATCCGCACTCCCGCGGCACTACTCCCCGCACCCCTTCGGAGACATGTGTGAGCACGGCGTGCAGTTCCTGAACCAATGCGACCAGTGCGAGGGCGGATGGCAGCCCTGCCCTCAGGAAAAGGAGTGATCCAGTGACCGTCTACGTTGACGACTTTCGCGCCAAGGCGCGCGTCGGGGGAATCACCGCACGCTGGTCGCACCTGACCGCCACCAGCGTCGAGGAGCTGCACCAGTTCGCCGAGCGGATCGGGATGCGACGCAGCTGGTTCCAGGGGCACTGCAAGTACGGCCCCTGCCCGAGCATCGACGGCGTCTGCGCCCACTTCCACTACGACGTGGTCGACGCCCGCCGCACGGCCGCCATCGCCGCCGGCGCCGTCGCGATTCCGCTCCGCGACATGGGCCAGCTGGTGTCTGCGCGCCGGCCGTACTTCCGCGGCGAGACCGCGTGACGCTCTCGGAGCGGGATCTCGCCTTTCTGGCCTTCGAGCACCGTGAGTGGAGGCTGCGCGGCGAGAAGGACTCCGCTATGCGCGACGAGTTCGGGCTCACGCCGACCCGCTACTACGGCTTGCTGAACAGGCTGATCGACCGGCCCGAGGCGGAAGCCGCCGAGCCCGTCCTGATTCATCGTCTGCGCCGTCTGCGCGCCGATGCGATCCGCCGGAAAAATGTCGGGCACTAGTGGTATGCTGTCCCACATGAGTATGACAGCGCATCCGCCTTAGTAGGGCCACACCGCGTGGTCCTCTAAGGAGGACGAGATGTCCCGCACCGACAAAGACCTGCCGTTCTGGGTGCTCTCTGAATACTGGGAACCCGACCACCGCGCCTGCGAATACGCGAGCTGGCAGACTGGGCGCCGCAAGTGCGACCTGCCGACCGACCCCGTACGGACCCGGCCCGTCAACACGACCTGGCGGACCCGCGCCGAGGGCTGCAGCTGGCGCCCGACCTGGGATCACTACTACCGGCCCTACGGCCCGATCGGCGTTCCGCCCTGGTACGTGCGCCTGGAGTTCACCGGCCCCGAGCGCGCCCGCGTGCGCGACGAATGCCGCGAGGCCCTGAAGGAGTTCAACGCCAACGGCAAGGTGGACACGATCCCGGCAACGACCCAGCACCGCCACATGGCGCGCTGGAGCTACTGGTGAGCGAGGAGGTGGTCGCGATGGGCGACAGGCGTTAGTCCGGCAGGAGTCCTGCCGGCGGCCGAAGGGAAGGTCGTCACATGTCCCGCACCGACATTCATCGCCCCGCGTGGGTCCAGGCACAGGACCCGCTGACCAAGAACAACTGGAAGGCCTTCCACCACCACCCGACTCGCGACAGCGCTGGGCGGCCGGCCTGCGATCTGGATCGCTTCCTGGCCGCCTTTTACGCCGGCGACTGGGCTCGGACTCGGTGCTACGTCCAGTGGTGGGGAGGCCCGAACATCTGCGGCTGCTCGATGTGCACCGGCCAGCCCAGCCGCCGACTGGCGCGCCGACGCGACCGACTGGCTGCCCGGCGTGCCTGCCGGATCGCGGCCGGCGAGTATGCGGCCGGCCAGCTCGACGAAGACGGCCCGTGGATCCCCCGGGCCGAGGCCTACTGAGAAAAGGAGATGGCATGGCCGAATGGCCCAGAGTCCTGGAGTTCGCCGGCGTGTGGGTGCGCTCGAACTCCTTCTCGATCGAAAGACGAGACGAGATCGTCCGACGTATCAAGGACAGCGACTGGTATCGCGAGTCGGCTGAAGCCGGCGACCTGGACGAGCTGGTGCTCGTCACGGAGGATCTGGCCGCGGCCGAGTCCTACGAAGAGTTCGTGGAGTACCTGCCGTTGTTCTACGACCTGGCCGACCGTGACCGGGTCTGGATCTCGACGCTGGGGGTCGTGACCGCATGATGGACAAGACCGTGATCACCACGTCCGGCTACCGCTGCCAGGGCTGCGGCGAGGTGCTGTTCTGGATCGACCGCGGGGCCGGCGCCGTCCTGTCGCACAAGGACGCTTCGCCGGCCCCGGCGGATCGCGTCGAGACCATCGGCGAGCCGAACGGCCTGACGATCGGAATGCTCCGGGAGATGCTCGCCGAGATCCCGCCGGAGATGGACTCCTACCTGGTCACCACGGCCAGCGACCCTGAGGGCAATGACTTCCACGTCGCCACGGAGGTCAGCGTGGGCTGGTATCGCGGCGAGGACGAGCGCATCTTCCGTGGCTCTCGGCCGAGCATGACCGCGTCG